GTGCCAAAGCTCACGAAGAAAATAGTCGATAACGCGGAGCTGAGAGCCAGCCCCTATTTCATTTGGTGCAGTGATCTGCCGGGGTTCGGCGTCCGCGTATTCCCGTCGGGCAAGCGCGTCTATTATGCCGACTATCGCAACCGGGCCGGGGCGCGGAAGCGGATGTCGCTCGGCCCTCACGGCAAGCTGACGACCGAGGAAGCGCGCAAGCTGGCCGTCGTCACCCTGGCAGACGTGCTGAAGGGCGAAGACCCTGCCGAGGAACGGGCAACCCGCCGAAACTCCCTCACCGTCCGCGAGCTATGCGACAACTATCTCAAGGCGGCCGAAAAGGGCCTGATCATGGGCAAGGGTGGCAGGCCGAAGAAAGCTTCCACACTCTACACCGATCGTGGCCGGATCGAGCGGCATATCAAGCCGCTACTCGGCACGAAGCTGGTGCGCGACGTGGCGCAAGCGGACGTGAACCGCTTCATCCGCGATGTCGCCAGCGGCAAGACCGCCGTGGTGGAGAAGACCGAGAAGAAGCGCGGCAAGGCCGTCGTGGAAGGCGGCGCGGGCACCGCCGCTCGCACGGCCGGCTTGCTCGGCGGCATCCTGTCTTTCGCCGTGAGCGAAGGCGTGATCCAGTTCAACCCTGCCCAAGGGGTGAAGCGCCCCGCCGATAAGAGGCGGGATCGTCGTCTGACTGCCGCCGAATTCAAAGCCCTTGGCGAAGCCCTCGATGCCGCCGAGCGCGATTGCGAAACATGGCAAGGCATCGCCGCCGTCCGCTTGATGGCGCTGACGGGCTTTCGGAAGGATGAGATCATAAGCCTACGATGGGCGGAGGTTGACGAAGAGGGGAAATGCTTCCGGCTGGCCGAGACGAAGGAAGGCACATCGGTTCGCCCGCTGACCAACCCGGTCATGGCCGTGCTGCGCAATATCGAACGGAAGGAGAATTGCCCCTTCGTGCTGCCGGCTGTTCGCAGCAAAGGAGCATTCGGTGGCTGGGCACACGCATGGGGGCGGATTGCCGCCCGCGCCAAGCTGGGGGACGTGACCGCTCACACCTTCAGGCATAGCTTCGGCAGCGTTGCCGGCGACCTCGGTTTCAGCGAACTGACCATCGGCGCAATGCTCGGCCATGCCGCCGGATCAGTCACAAGCCGCTATGTCCACCATCTCGATAGCGTGCTGGTCGCCGCCGCCGACAAGGTGGCACGATCGATCCACGCGCAGATGACGGGCGTGAAAGGTACGGTGGTGCAGATGCCGAAGCGGGCTCGCTCAAAAAACGCAAAATGAGATGCCACCCTGCTAAAGTTGCTAATCTGCTAATCCAGCGTGCGATCACCTTTTTTGCGGTGTTCCCGGTGTTCCGGGTGTTCCGCCGCAGAAATCTGCCGTTTCTGAGTGGTGTTCCGGTGTTCCGGGAGGTGTTCCCGGTGTTCCGGGAGCAACCTTCGTACCGGCAAAAACTTGACATGATTCGGCTGTTCGATTCAGGCGTTCAGTCTGCGCGAGCACCGTGAGGGATTCCCAAGCCCTCGGATTTGTGATTCTATACCGTACGTAGGCAAAAAGTGAGCGATGCTATGACCGCTGCATTCATAGTGGACAGTCAGTTCGAAGCTCTTCACGAAGCCGGGTCTAGTGTCGTCCGGCCTTTTGACGAATCAGCCGTGCAACCGGCTTCGATCGATTTGCGGCTTGGCAACACCGAGACAGTCTACGAGATCAAAGAATATGTTCTCGGTCAGGACATTCCAGAGGATCAGATTTCCCAACGTCAATTCCAAATACGAAAGGTTGCGCCTGGCGAAACTGTGTTCGTCACCCTCAAAGAGACTATTCGGATACCAGCGGACTGCCTTGGCTTTGTATTCCCCCGAAGCAGCATTACGCGCTTGGGCATTGCGATACCGCCGGTGTTTATGAATCCTGGCTATGAGGGCCAACTGTTGCTGACCATCAAAAATACGACCGGCATTGAAATGACCATCATGCCCGATGTGCGTGTGGCGCAACTCATCTGCGCAAACTTGGCAGCCTTTCCCTCTGCCGGATACGCGGAGCGTGGTGGAAAATACGCTGGTGAAGCTGGGTCTGCATCCCTAATTGCCTCTGATGCGGACATTCAAGAGGCGGTCCGGCGCATTCTCGAGTCATCAGTTCCCGACAGCTTGCGTGGGAAAATTTAGGAGATGGCCGAAGCTGATCGGCAGGCCATCAAAGCGCTGATAACTGACACGCTCGCGGTCCGACTAGCGCACGATGTCGAAAAGCACCAACTTCCCGATGCGGCCGTGATGGAAAAGTTTCGGGGGTACGTTGCTGACAGTGCTGAAATAGTCCTGGCAAATTATGAGAGGCAACTCGCCGTTAATAGTTTGTGCGATGCTGTAATCGAGCGTCTGCGCGATGATTTGGTTCGGAGAAGCCGCGTTTCCGCTCTAATCGAAGTCGCCATTAACGCTGGTGCTGTTATCCTCGGTCTAATTGGAGGCGCGATCGTCGTCTTTCTCGACCCCGCCGCAAATGCGATGGAGATAAAGGTTCTAGCACTTGCCATTTTCGCGATTGTGCTCGTGCAATTCTTTGGAAATTTGTACCTCAAGCACTTTGATCATAAGCGATGAGATTGACCGGTAACAGAGCTTAAGAAAGCTGGTCTTCGCTCATTTCGACCTCCTCATAGCCACCAGCCGCAATATCCGCCGCAAGGCTTCGGGGCGGCTGAGATCGGCACCGTTCGCCTCGATCCATAGGTCCAGCAATTCGAGATCGTCGGGTTGAAGGCGGACGCCGACGAGCGTGCCTATGCCGGTGCGAGGACGCCCACCTAGGTTTTTGTTATCAGCCGTTGACCGTGCCATAGGGTTTTTGATAACAGGGGAGCGAGCCGAACGGAAGCGCCAACTTCCGCCCGGCTCTGACCTCAACCGTCTTTACTGGAGACGATCATGGCTACTTCCCCTTTACGGGCGGATTCCGCCCATGCCAATTCGCCGTCCGCCATCACTACTATGTGGTCTGCGGCGATGACGAACATCGAGCGTTATTCCGCCATCGTGGCGAGCCGCCCGAACTATCAGCCGGAGCGCGATGAGCAACTGACTCTCAATCGCCCTGCCTGCGAATGGCAGTGCGCCAAGTGCTATATGACCTGCGCTATTGCGCCCAAGCGGGTGGAGTGGTGGCAGAACGAGCTGGCGAAGACCTGCGGTTCCTCTGCGATAGGGAGGGCGTAATCATGGGCAAGATGGACTTTGCATCCGCGTTCGCTTCGTTCGATCGCGGGACGATCGCCAGTGCCGTCGAGGTGCTGGTGGCGGTGCTCGACACGATGGACGGCGATCCCGACCTTGAGGACGCCACCGACGTGGAGGACGACTTCGCGCTGTCGCCGAACGCCCTAAACTTCGAGACCGGTCCGGGCTGCAACGTGTCAGATACCGGCGATATCGCATGGCTCGAGGATAATCGGCGGCAGCGTGACATCATGCGCACCTTCGGCCGCGAGGACGACGAGGAAGACGACGACTCCGGTCAGTGCACCGAGGACGAGATCAGCTTTGGCGTCCCGACATTCGGTTATGGTGGCCCGAGCGGGCCGGGCTGTCCGATCAGTGATCCCGGCGGTTGCGAGCACGATGGTACGGAAGACGATGCCGAGCACGGACATCTCGATTACAGCGTTGACCAGAGCACTGGCCCCCTGCCCCCGCAGGACAGCGAGGATCGCGGCCTGATGGTGCCACACCTCCGGCGCGTCCGTGCAACGGCTTGCGACAAGATCACTCGCTTCGGCCGAACGGAATATCGGCTTCGCTGACCGAGTTACCCCGGCTGGTGGCGCGGCCGGGGAAATCTCCGGGATGTTCGCAAAGTTTTTGGTTGCCATTTCCGGCTCACGCAGTATCTGTGGAGATAACTCGGGGATGATCCCGAGTATTTTGCCGGAGATTGGATATGAAGCTGAACACGCTCTGCGGGCATCTGGTCCCGCTCTTTGACCTACCGATGAGCGAATTCACGGAGTTGCAGCGCGCCTTGAAAGAACAGTCGCCCCACTTCGATCCCGACAACGAACTGAACGCCATGACGCGGCAGCAAGCCGAGGATGCGGGCGTCGCCTTCGATCCGGCGATGTTCCGTGGAAAGGCTGGTCCGGGCGGTGGCATCGATGTCGATCCCTTTCGGGCGGCATTTTTCGTTCTCGCTGTCGTGCTGAACGGGCCGCGCAAGGAAAGCGCCAACTCCACTTGGCTGACGTGGCACCTGAATCAGGAAGGATCGGAATTGAGCGGCTGGGGAGAGAATTGGAAGCCCACGTTCACCGTCTGCCCGATGACCGGCCGTCACCTGTTCGGTGACGCGCTGAAGAGCATCATCGAAGATCAGGACTTGGCCGCTCGCGTGGATCAAGTTCGGGTATCGTCGGATCTGTATGCCGAAATCCATTACGACGGCAGCAAGGTCTCGCGGTTTGAGAAGCCCTATCGAGATCAGGAGCCGATCCTTCGCCGCGACGCAGTGCTCCAGGGCATCGCCCTGCAAGCCATCAGCCAGTTGATCCGGCGGGAGGGCTGACCATGAACGACGCAATTGCAGCCCGTTTCCGCAAAGGTCGGCTCAACCCGCCCGAGGCAGCCGAATACCTCACCGAAGTTCACGGGACGCCCATCGCCCACGCGACGCTGAACAAGCTGCGCTCCGTCGGCGGCGGCCCTGAATTCCAGAAGTTCGGCCGCGCCGTCCTGTACCCGCGCACTGCCCTCGATGAGTGGGCGCTGGCAAGGCTGGGTGAACCGCGCGCCAGCACGGCCGGACAGTAGGAGATCGTCATGGCCGCGCAACTTGCCTGCTACGGTCGGCTTGGTGCCGATCCCGTTCGCCGGACCTCGCAGTCGGGCAAGGACTGGGCAACGGCGAGCCTCGCCGTGGACCTCGGCAACGAGGAAGGCGCACCGCCGCAGTGGTTCAACGTCGTTGCTTTTGGCCGCGTCGCTGAAACCCTGTGTCGCCACAACAAAGGCGATCTGGTGAGCGTCAGTGGGCGACTTCAGCTTAACCGCTGGCAGGACCGCGACGGCAAGGATCACGAACGGATGCAGGTCATCGCCGATGCGGTGATCAGCGCGCGCAGCGTGCGGCCCGGTGGCCGACGCGCCTCGGATGCAGGGCAGCGCCATGGCTGATCCCGTGATCGCCTTCCTCGACGCTATGGGCGCGGCCGGCATCAGCCCGGCCGACAGCATCGCTGGCGAACTCGTCTCGGGCAAGCCGATCTACTTCGACTGCATCGGCGACAAGCCCAAGAGCCGGAAAGGATGGGCCGTCCTGCATCTGGACGGATACCCCGCCGGGGCGTTCGGCCATTTCAAGTCCGGCATCAATCAGAAGTGGCGCTTCAAGGACAATCGCACTCTCTCACCGCAAGAGCGCCGCGAAATCGCGCGCCAGTCTCGCGAAGCCGCCGCACTCCGCGAAGCCGAGCAACAGGCACAATGGGAAGAGATCGCCGAAGTCTGCCGGCACGATTGGGAACGGGCCGAATTTTCGGCCGATCCGGCGCACCCCTACCTCGTCGCCAAAGGCATACCCGGCGAGGACGCGCGGCAACTTGGCAACCGGCTGGTAATCCCGATGTTCGATGAACACGGCAAGCTCTGGAACCTGCAACGAATCGCGCCGGACGGGTTCAAGCTCTACACCAAGAACGCCCGCACCAAGGGCCTCTTCATGACGGTCGGCGAGCCGGGCGACAAGATAGTCGTCGCCGAAGGATACGGCACTGGTGCCGTGATCCGCCGCGCAACCAGCTTGTCGGTGGTTGTCGCCTTCACCTGGACGAACCTGAAGCCGGTGGCGCTGCAAATTCGCAACCGCTTCCCCGACGCCGAAATCATCATCGCCGCCGACGATGACGCGCATCTGATCGAACATCCCAACATCCAACGAAACATCGGACTCGAAGCCGCCCGTGCCGCTGCCGAGGCAGTAGGCGGTCGGCTGGCAGTGCCGCCAAGGAAAGAAGCAAGATAATGGACGGAGCGACAGCCCGAGACTTTGCCGACGCCGGCAACGATATGGGCGACGAAGCGGTCGCCGACAGCATCGGCAAGGCGCGCAGGATCAACGGCGAAGGTCCGCGTCCGCTTTATCGCGAATTGCCGCCAGCGCCGCCGTTTCCCGATCAGGCACTCGGCCCGGTGCTGGGCAAGGCGGCAAGGGCCATCGAAACGGTGATCCAGTGCCCGCTGCCCTGCGCAGCTAACTCGGTGCTCGCCGTCGCCGCACTGGCAGCGCAAGGACAGGCGAACGCTGTTCTGCCGATCGGCCAAGGGAAGATAACTCCGCTTAGCCTCTTTCTGCTGACGGTACTGGAATCCGGCGAGCGCAAGTCGAGTGCCGACAGCATGGCTCTGAAGCCGGTGCGCGATTTCGAGCGCGAGATCGCCGAAGCCGAGGCTGGCGAAAGGGCCACTTATCAGGTGAAAGTCGCCGCCTATGAAGCGAACGCCAAGCATCTGACCAATAAGCTCAAGAGCGACCGAGCGGCGCTCGAAGCCGCGCTGCATGACCTCGGGTCCGCACCGCAGCCGCCGCTCCTGTCCGTGCTGGCCCCGTCCGGTGATCAGACAATGGAAGGTCTGTTCCGCATCTACCAGCACGGCCGGCCTTCGCTGGCGATGCTCTGCGACGATGCTGCCACCTTCCTCGGCGGCCATAGCCTGAAGGCGGAACAGAAGGCCGGGACCACGGCCAACCTCTGCCGTGCATGGGATGGATCGAAGCTTGAGCGCATTCGCGGCGGCGACGGCGTAATCGTGCTTTATGATCGGCGGCTGGCCTGTCACCTGATGGTGCAGCCTGGCGTTGCGTCGGGTTTCCTCAGTGACGCGCAGCTCGCTGATCAAGGCTTGCTCGCCCGATTCCTCCTGTCCGCGCCCGCCGGCCGCGCAGGAACCCGGTTCCGCGATGACACCGAATATCAGTCGCTTGCTCGGCAGGCGGCGGCGGACCTCGAAGACTATAACAATGCGGTGCATACGCTGCTGCGGCAGCCGGTGCGGTGGAAGAACGACAGCGACCGCACACTCGGCGTTGAACTCGACCAACTCCACTTCACCGCCGACGCCCGCGCGCTCTACGTCAGCTTCGCCAATGCGATCGAAGCCGAACTCGGTCCGGCAGCGTCGCTGGGAACCGTCAAGGCGTTCGCCTCGAAGCTGCCCGAGAATGCAGCCCGGATTGCTGGTATCCTGACGCTGATGGCTGATCCGAACGCCACGTGGATCGAAGACGTTACGCTCGCTGACGCGATCGAACTGGCGAAGTATTATCTCGCCGAAGCCATCCGGCTTGTTGCGGCGGGTGCCGTCGAACCTGATCTGCGACAAGCCGAGAACCTGCGCGAATGGCTGATCGGCCGAGCCGATAACGTGATCGGACTCAGCACGATCTATCAGCGCGGGCCGGCATCGATCCGACAAGCCGACAAAGCCCGCAGCGCCATGAAAGTGCTGGTCGAACACGGCTGGGCGCGTCCGCTGCCCGATGGTGCCGAAATCGAAGGTAAGCAGCACAAGGAAGCCTGGAGGATTATCCGGTGCTGAACTTCGACCCTCATCGCTGGCTTGCCGAGCGTGGCACCGATGCCGCCCCGGAGATTAGCAGATTAGCAGCTTTAGCAGGGGCGCACCCTAAAAACGAAAATTCATCATCGGCCATTTCGGCTGCTAATCCTGCTAAAGCTGCTAACGCCAACGTCCGATTGGCACCGACCGCGACCCTCCGCCAATGGCATCGGCATCTGTCCGCCCTCGATGATCTTGATCCCCCGGCCGGATACGAATTGAACTGGTGGGCGCAGGCGGTTCGCGATGCCTGGTGGATCTATGAGAACTTCGCCAGCCGCGCCGTGCGGGACGGCTGGAGCGCGCATGATCTGTTCGGCGTCCTGCCGTGGCATCATGGCTGGGGCGGCCTGTGCGATCGGCTTCGCGGTGCGCGCAATCTCAAGATGGAAGGGCCGAAGGCGATCTGGTCGAGCTGGGGTGTGCGGGATTGGACCTGTGCCGGCGCTGGTGACAACCTGAAAACGTCCGGCGCAACGCTAATTTGGGAACTTGAACCCAAGCGCCCGTAAAGAGCACGAATATCGCCGAATTACCGTGCTATTTCCTGCCAAGTTAACTTCAGCCGTCTCGGTGTTTTTACTTTCCTAAGTCGCGCCATAACCGGAACATTGCCGCACAACGCGCAAGGCGGCAAATGATCAATCGGCTAAGAAACATCTTTGGATTTGAACGCAAGTCTCTGGCGAACCCTTCGCCGGAGCTTTTGTCGTTGTTCGGCGCGGTACCCACTGCTGCCGGCATTTCTGTTTCCGCCGATACCGCGTTGCGCAGCCCGACCACGCTGGCATCATGCCGCGCCATCTCCGAAAGCATCGGCAGCCTTCCATTCCATCTCTACCGCCGCAGCGACGATGGCACGCGCGAGCGCGATAACACGCACTCGGCCGCCGCGATCCTTGCTGGCGACTGGTGCCCATGGGCCGGCGGCGTCGAGACGCGCACCGGGATGCAGCTCGATGCGCTTCTGCATGGTGCTGCCTATGGCCTGATCATCCGCGCCAACGGGCAAGCCCGCGAAATCCACCGCCTCGATCCGCGTTGCGTCACCCGCGACACGACCGGACCCGAACCGCGATTCAAGGTGCAGGAGAACGGCGTCGAGCGCGTGCTCGACTGGCGCGACGTGCTCTATATCCCGACGCCCGGCTCGATCGGCAATCGTCTCGTCTGCCTGGTCAATCTCTGCCGCGAAGCCATCGCGATCGACATGGCGATGAGCGAACATCAGGGCCGGCTCTTCGGCAATGGCGCTCGCCCGAGCGGCGTCCTGAAATACGGCAAGATGGTCGGCCCCGATCTGGCAAAGCGCCTGCGCGAGAGCTTCAACAGCACCCATGCCGGCGCGGCCAACGGCGGCCGGACAATGATTTTGGAAGATGGAATGTCGTTCGAGCCGATGCAATTCAGCTCGGTCGATCTGCAATTCATCGATCTGCGCCGGTTCGTTATTCAGGAGATCGCCCGGGCCTTCAAGGTGCCCGGCACGCTGATCGGCGATCTCGATCGCGCCACCTGGCGCAACGTCGAAGAGCTGATGCGCCAGTTCGTCCAGACGTGCCTGATGCCGTGGGCGGAAGTCTGGCAGTCGGCGCTTGAGCGCGTACTTCTCAGCCCGGAAGAGCGCCGCGAATACTTCATCGAAGCGGTCTTCGACGACATGGTGCGCGGCGACATCACCGCCCGCTTCACCGCCTATCGTCAGGCCGCCGGTGGTGCCTGGCTGACCCGTAACGAAATCCGCCAACTCGACAATCGCCCGCCGGTCGAAGGCGGCGACGAGCTTATCCTTCAGGCCGGACAAGGCGATGCGGCTCCGGTTCCCCAGCAACAGGAGCCTGCACCCGAATGAAACGAGAAACCCTCACCCTTGCCGCTGATGAAGTCCGGTTCGACGCTGACGAGACCGGCACCTTCACCGGCTACGCCAGCATCTTCGGCGAGCCGGATTCCTATGGCGACACGGTGAAGTCCGGTGCTTTCGGCCGCACCATCCGCGAGCGCAAGGCCAGCGGCGGCCCGGCGATGTTCTGGAATCACAATTCCGATCAGCCGATCGGCGTCTGGCATGAAATTGTCGAAGATGCGCGCGGCCTGAAGGTCACGGGCAAGCTGGTGGTCGAAACCGCCAAGGGCGCTGAAGCCCTCGCCTTGCTCAAGGCCGGGGCCGTCAATGGCCTCTCGATCGGCTTTCGCGCTCGGAAGAGCGAACGCGGCCCGAACGGCGGGCGCGTGCTCACCGATATCGATCTTGTCGAAATCTCCCTCGTCTCGCTGCCGGCGGCATCGAAGGCGAGGATCACGAGTGTGAAGGGCGCGGCCAGTTCGGCCAGCGTCGCGGCATTTGTTGATGCGGCCCGCCGCGCCGCGCTCTCCATCAAAGGAACCCAAGCATGAAGCATATTCCACCCCTTGAACTCCGCTCGGCCGAGCCGGTCGAAACCCGCGAGGAAGGCAGCGACGATATCGCATCGGCCGTGCAGGCAGTTACCGAGCTGCGCAGCGCCGTCGATCAGCACCGCACCGCCCTTGACGAGCGCGTGACGACCGAGCTGCGCTCGCTCACCGACCGGCTGGATGCGATCGACATTCGCACGCAGCGCCCCGGCAATGGCAATGGTGCCGATACCGATACCACGCCGATCGAAGCCAAGGCGTTCGGCAGCTTCCTGCGCTTTGGTCGTGAAGCCCTGCCGGCCGACGAAGTGAAGGCGCTGCGCGTCGCCGATGATACGGCTGGCGGCTATCTGGCCCCGGCCGACTTCGTGGCGGAAGTGGTGAAGGGCATCGTGGAGCGCTCGCCGATCCGCGAAGCCGCACGCGTCGGCACCACGTCTTCAGGCGAAGTGATCCTGCCGAAGCGCACCGGCACGCCGACCGGCCATTGGGTCGGCGAAACCGAGGATCGCCCTGAAACCGGCTCGACTTATGGGCAGGTGGAAATCCCGGTTCACGAAATGGCCTGCTATGTGGACGTGTCGCAACGCCTGCTGGAAGATGCCGCCGTGAACGTGGAAGGCGAAGTCGCCTTCGACCTCGCGGAAGAATTCGGCCGGCTGGAAGCCCTCGCATTCATGCAGGGCGATGGCGTCAAGAAGCCGCTGGGTGTGATGGAAGCCGCTGGCGTGGCCTACACCCACACCGGCAACGCTTCGACGCTGGGCAGCGCGCCGGCTGATACGCTGATCGATGCCTTCTATGCCCTGCCGGCCTTCTACCGCAATCGCGCGGTGTGGATGATGAACGGCAGCACGCTGGCGACGCTCCGCAAGGTGAAGGACGGTTCCGGCCTCTACCTGTGGCAGCCCGCGCTTACCGCCGGCCAGCCCGAAACCATCCTCGGCCGTCCGGTGATCGAAGATACGACGATGGACGATATTGGCGCGGCTGCCGAACCGATCGTGCTGGGCGACTTCGCCAGCGCCTATCGGATCTATGACCGGGTGGCGCTGTCGGTGATGCGCGATCCCTACAGCGTCGCAACCAAGGGGCTTGTCCGCTTCCATGCTCGCCGCCGCGTCGGTGGCAGCGTCGTGCTGACCGAAGCCCTGCGCAAAATCCGCTGCGCCACTTCCTAAGGAGCAATGACAATGCGTGACCTCGCAAACAATCTTGGAGCCGTGCAGGCCGTTGCGCCTGCCGTGCTTACCGCCACGAACACATCGGCGGCCATCGACCTCGCCGGCTTTGAAAGCGCGGCCGTCGTCATCAATACCGGCGCGATTGCCGGCGATGGTGACTTCACTGCCAAGCTTCAGGAAAGCGCCACGACCACGAGCGGCGACTTTGCCGACGTGGGTGCCGCCGATCTTGTCGGGACGTTCCCGGCCAGCCTTGAAGCCGATGCCGTGGTGAAAGTCGGGTACATCGGCAACAAGCGCTACCTGCGCACCGTGATCACGAAGAACAGCGGCACGTCGATTGCTGCCGGCGCGGTGGTGATCAAGGGCAACGCCCATAGCCGTCCTGTGGCGGCCTAAGGAGATCGGGCGATGAAGGACCGCTTCTCCAATCATTCGCCCGGCCTCGAAGCGCCCGGCAGCTCGCTCTTCGCAATCACCCCTGCGGATAGTGACCTGCCGGCGCTGGTGCGCGCCCTCTATGTCGGGACCGGCGGCGATCTGGTGCTGCTCGCTAAGGATGACAGCGATCCGGTGACGCTGGCCGACGTGCCGAGCGGTTCGTTCATTCCGGTGCGGGCCAAGCGCGTGATGGCCGCCACGACCGCATCGGGCATCGTCGGGATTGTGTGATGCTGACCCTCGACACCGCACCGGCAAACGATCCCGTCACGCTGGCCGAAGTGAAGGCGCATATCCGCGTCGATCACGACGCCGAAGACACGGCCATTGCCGACATGATCCTTGCCGCGACGCAACGCCTCGACGGCCGGGATGGTTTGCTGGGCTGCTGTCTGATCACACAAAGTTGGACGCTCACCCTCAACACCTTCCGGACGGAAATCGCGATCCCGCTCCCGCCCTGCCAGTCGATCGACGCCCTCACCTATGTTGATCCCGATGGCGTGACGCAAACGCTCGACGCTGGCGCGTATCAGGCATTCGGGCTGGGCAGTGCAGACGGTGCCAAGGTGCGCCCGGCCTTCGGCACGAGCTGGCCCGCGATCCGCAGCCAGCCCGAAGCGGTGGCGATCACCTTCACGGCCGGCTTTGGCGATGATCCCGGCGACGTGCCCGAACCGATCCGCACCGCTATCAAGATGCGTGTCGGCCATCTCTATGAGCACCGCGAAAGCGTGACCATCGGCACCGGCTTCATCGCCGATACGCCCGATGGTGCCGACGACTTCGTGCGGGGCTTTCGCACCTGGACCTTCTGACATGCGTGCCGGCGACCTCGACACGCGGATCACGATCGAACAGCGCGTGGAAACCCGCGATCCGATCTACAACACGCCTATCTATTCATGGGTGACGTTCGCGACGGTATGGGCCGACGTGCAGGACGTGCTTCCCTCGCGCGCCGAGAAGATCGCCGAGGGTATCAGCATAGCCCGTCGCCCTGCTCGCATCCGGCTTCGCCATCTCGGCGGCATCGATACCACCCTGCGGATCAAGATCGGCTCCCGCACGCTCGGCATCATCGCCGGGCCTGCTGAACTCGGCCGCCATGTCGGCATCGAACTGATCGCCGAAGAGCTGAGCACGCAAGGGCAGGAGCCGTAATGCCCTGGGCACCTGCAAAGCACTGCGCCGCTGGCCATCCGCCCTATCAGGGCCGCCGCTGCCCGGTCTGCGCTTCGATCCGCAGGGCCGCTGCCGATGCTCGCCGGCCGACCGCGCCCAAACGCGGCTATGACAGCAAGTGGCGTCGGGAAAGCAAGGCGTTCCTCGCC